CTGCATGCGTTGGACACCGGATTGGGCCGAAGGGCTACCAGTCAACTGCGAGTCTGGCGTAGGCACATCATACGGAGACTGCGAATGAGCAAACCACCATCACCGGCCCCATGGTCGTTCAGCAGGATCAAGGCGTTCGATACATGCCCGAAGCAGTTCTATCACACGGCGGTGCTCAAGCAGTTCCCCTATGTGGAGTCCGACGCGATGCGGTACGGCACCGAGTTCCATAAGGCGGCCGAAGATTTTATCCGCGATGGAACCCCAGTAGCCGAACGCTTCGCGTTTGCGCAGCCTGTGCTGGACGCGTTAGCCAGCAAGCCCGGCGATAAACACTGCGAGTATAAGTTCGGCCTTACCGCCGAGCTAGAGCCGTGCGGGTTTTTCGACGCCGACGTATGGTTCCGAGGCATCGTTGACCTCATCATTATCGATGGCGACGTCGCCACTATCGTCGACTACAAAACGGGGAAGTCTGCCCGCTACGCCGAGAAGGGCCAGCTCGAGCTTATGGCCTTGGCCATGTTCAAGCACTTCCCGCAGGTCACAAAGGTGCGGGGTGGCCTTGTGTTTGTCATCGCCAACGAAGCGGTGAAATCCACGTACTCTTTAGACGGTACGAGCGCTCTATGGAAGAAATGGCTGACAGAGTATGCTAAGATGGATAAAGCGTTCGAGGTTGGGGTATGGAACCCCCGCCCGAGCGGTCTATGCAGACGGCACTGCCCCGTGACGGAGTGTGCCCATAACGGAGCAAACTGATGCCATACGTCAACAAAAAACGACCATACAAGAAAGAGTACGATCAGCAGCGCGAGCGTGGCGAAGACGGATCACGGCTTGAACGGCAACGGGCGCGCGCTGCGTTCGACAAGAAGAACGGCAAGAGTGCGCGCAAGGGTAAGGACCTGAGCCACACTAAGGACCTCGCACGGGGTGGGTCGAACAAAGACGGCGTTCGGCTTGAAAGCCCCAGTACCAACCGCGCGCGGGGCGGGGCGCTGAGTAAGCCACCCAAGAAAAAATAATTATGCGCACCGCATAACAGGAGACACCCGTGAAGATAATCGACAATAAGGCGCTTCTGTACAAGATGCGCAACACGGCTCCTATTCTGGCCGCCATACCGGATAGCCGCCGCATCGACGAGCACACTGTTGCCGTGAAGTGGGACATCCCGCAGGTGCATGCACTCCGAGACATGAACATCGCGGCGCCGTCTCCAATCTCGGGCCGATATGACTGGCCCGGAAAGTTCACCCCGTTCGACCACCAGCGCACCACGGCAGAGTTTCTGACGCTGAACAAGCGGGCGTTCTGCTTTAATGAGCAAGGGACGGGCAAATCAGCAGCTGCCGCGTGGGCTGCCGACTTCCTCATGAACCGCGGCCTAGTGCGCCGCGCCCTTATCGTGTGTCCCGTTTCTATTATGGATGCCGCGTGGCGGGCCGACCTGTTCAGTGTGGCTATGCACCGTACGGTAGACATTGCCTATGGGGCCGCGGCAAAGCGCAAGAAGATCGTGTCTGGCAGCGCGGAGTTCGTGATCATCAACTTCGATGGTTTGAAGGTCGTGGCTGACGAGATTGCGGCCGGGGGTTTCGACCTGATCATCGTGGACGAGGCGAGTGCGTACCAGAGTGCCCAAACCGAGCGGTGGAAAACACTGAACAAACTCGTTACGCCCGACACATGGCTCTGGATGATGACCGGCACCCCCGCCGCACAGGGGCCCGAAAAAGCATATGGGCTGGCCAAGCTGGTGAACCCGAAGAACGTCCCGAAGTATTTTGGGTCCTTTCGTGATCAGGTCATGATTAAGACGTCTATGTTCAAGTGGAGCGCAAAGCCCGACGCCACCGAGACCGTGCATAGGGTACTCCAACCCGCGATACGGTTCACCAAGGCAGAGTGCTTAGACCTGCCGGACATGGTGTACATCAAACGCCACGTTGAGCTGACCAAGCAACAGAAGATGTACTACGACCAAATTCGCAAAGACCACATGATGTCTGCGGCGGGGGAAGAAGTGACCGCCGTAAACGCTGCCGTGGTGATGACGAAACTGCTTCAGGTATCCGCGGGAGCGGCCTACACCGATGACAAGCACACCCTGCAGTTCGACATCACGTCTCGGTACAACGTACTCAAAGAGGTTATCGACGAGACACCTAACAAGGTGTTGGTGTTCGTGCCGTTCCAGAATACGATCGACATCCTGACTGAAAAGCTGCGCGCCGACGGTGTAACGACCGAGGTGATCAGCGGCAGCATCAAAGTTGGTGACCGGACAAACACGTTCCATCGGTTCCAAACTACGCCGGACCCCCGCGTGCTGGTGATCCAGCCGCAGGCGGCGGCCCACGGAGTGACGCTGACCGCTGCCGACACCGTAGTGTGGTGGGCACCCACGGCATCATTGGAGATATACGCACAGGCCAATGCGCGGGTACACCGCTCCGGCCAAGTAAACAAATGCACCGTAGTGCAGCTCGCAGGGTCGCCTGTAGAGCGGCGCATATACGGGCTACTGGATGACAAAATCGACGCCCACTCAAAAATGATCGATTTATATACGAGTGTGCTTGACTAGGCGAGTGAAACAGCCTAGAACACGTAAAACAACACTACATGGAGAACATCATGACTGACACCCCTGTTGACGCCTCAGTTGATCGCCTGACGCGTATCTACATTAAAATCCGCACAAAGCGTGCGGCGATCGCTGCCGAGTTCAAAGAGGCTGACGGCAAGCTCTCCGAGCAGATGGATATGGTCAAGGCCGCCCTGCTCGACTACTGCAAAGAGCAAAACGTCGAAAGCGTCCGCACTACGGAAGGTTTGTTCTACCGCACAGTCAAGACGCGGTACTGGACAAGTGATTGGGAAGCCATGCACCGGTTTATTTTGGAGCGCGAAGCACCAGAGTTTATGGAGAAGCGTCTCAACCAGACCGTAGTGAAAGAATACTTGGCAGAGAACCCTGAAGCGGTACCGCCGGGCCTGAATGTGGACTCGGAGTACGTAATCTCTGTGAGGAAAGCATGACCACTACCCAGAAATACGTGACGACTGCGGAAGCGGCGAATCACTTCAACGTGTCACCGGCCACCATCAGCATGATGGTGAAGTCGGGGGACATCCCCACCGGTACTTATCTTCGGTTGGGTCGCGTGTTTAGGTTTGACCTTGCACGTGTCGAGGCGGCACTACTAGACAAGATGGTCACCGTACCGCACGATGACGGCCAGCTTGCGTTTGATTTTGACCAAGACGTAGCCGATGAAGCTACGCATAATGATGGAGAATGACTATGAGTGATCTCGAACTGTTCAAGGGCAACGCCCTCGTTGGGAGCGACCTATTTAAGTCGCTGATGGATATGAACAAGAAGCTGTCGGGTGGCACCGGTGCTTCGGGCCGTCGTATCAGCATCCGCGGGAGCCGTTTCCGCATGGTAGTTGACGGTGAGCAGGTGTCGGTCAGCAAGGGCAACTCGCTGAACATGGTTATCGTGAATGCCGCCGAAATCGCCCGCACCTACTACGAAGGCACCTTCGACCCCGAGAATCCGTCGGCCCCGATGTGCTGGTCTGCGGATACGCGCACCCCAAGTGCGGACGTCCCAGAAGAGAACCGCCAAGCGGCTCGTTGTGCTGACTGCCCAATGAACGTCAAAGGGTCCGGCCAAGGCGAGACCCGCGCATGCCGCTTCTCGCAGCGTCTGGCGGTTATGTTGGAGGGCGAGACTGATCAGGTATATCAGTTGCAGCTTCCCGCTACGTCGCTCTTCGGCGAGGCCAAAAGCCAGAACATGGGCTTGCAGGCCTACATCAAGTTCCTGTCTGCACACAGCACGCCCGCTATTGCGGTCATGACCGAGATGCGGTTCGACGACGATGCAACAGCCCCGAAGCTGTACTTCAAGCCGGTACGTGCGCTGGATGAGGGAGAGCTGCAGGCAGCAATCGCGCTGCGCGATAGCGAGGACGCGCAGAAGGCGATCACCTTCACCGTGTCGCAGACTGATGGCGTAGCGCCGAAGGCCAAGGCAGAGCCGAAAGCCAAGGCAGCGCCGAAAGCCACGGCAGAGCCGAAAGCCCAGAAAGCTGCGCCTAAAGACGACGATGGCGAAGGCGACGACGAGGTCGTAGAAGAACCGGTAAAGGTGACTAAGACCACCAAGGCTGCGACCGAAGAGCCCAAGACGGCCGACAAGCTGGCCTCAGTCCTCGACGATTGGGACGATTGATCCGCCTTTTACGGTGCGGCCATGGGTACACTCATGGCCGCTTCTTTCTTTGACGGGCGGTAGACATGGACACAACGAAGTTTTTGGAGGCTGTCCTCGGCGACAGCGGGTATTACTGCCTGTTCGGCTTCTCCGCCGAGACGAAACGCAAAGTACAGAAATTTTACATTTCAATCGATCAGCTGGTCGACGCGGCCTACGCGATGGACCGCAACGAGCATGATGCGTATTTCGCACTAGGTACATTCGCCGAGGCGGGCACCCGCACTGCGGCGAATGTGGCCCAGCTGCGCGCCTTCTGGCTTGATCTGGATTGCGGCCCCACGAAGGAGTTCCCCGACAAGGCCACGGCGATTGCCGCCTTGCGGTTATTCTGCAAGACCGCGGGGCTGCGCAAACCCTACATGGTCGACAGCGGCCGTGGGGTGCACGTGTACTGGCCGTTGACTGCACCCGTGACGGTGGCGGAATGGCGGCCAGTGGCCGACGCATTGAAGCGCACATGTGCAGCCCTCGGGCTACCGTCGGATACGTCGTGCACGTCGGACGCAGCGCGGGTGTTGCGTATACCGCAGACCCACAACTACAAAGACAACCCTCCGAACCCTGTAAAACTCCTGCAAGGCGGAGCCGTAGAGCCGTACACTATGCAGGAGTTTTCGGCGGTGTTGGGTGCCACGACCCCCGTTGCCCCGACAGTGACCGTACCCGCTACGCTGTTCAATATGCCCAAGATGTCCGTAGCCGATGACCCTGTCATGCAGCGGTTGATGCGGAACAAGACCTCGC